ACCTAAACAGTGTTTGTAGATTTCTTCTTCTCGAGGTGTGAATGGTCGCCATTCAGCTCCAGGATGATTTCTACAAATGATTTTCACATGTTTCTTAACTACACCTCTTTCTTGAAGAGACACAATTGCATTCCTAAATCTTCCTTGAGCGCAATCTTTAATTGCTTCATATGCCGTATGGAAATATTCGACAGGGTATTTAAAATCGCTTAAGTCATAATCTTTTTTGTTCCCACAGATAAGTCCAAGTTTATTACACCAGTCATATTGGCTCCAGTTGTCATTAATATGATTGTCCAGAATATAGATGATCATCATTTCTAACATGTATCCAGTACTCATGAAAGGACTTTTTAATTCCCATGAGAAGGGATTCTCAACATATTCTCCTCTTGCTTTTGTCACTTTAACTTGTCCATCTTTTTGTTTTTTTACATTTACGAAATGACTTAAATTAGCTTTATGGACTGCATAGTGACTCTTTCTGCCTTCCTTGTCGATTCCAACTAATTTAAGAATGTCAGAGTATTTGCTGTACTTGTGTCCTTCTTTCAGATTGGATAAATCGAAAAGATGTTGTCTCTCTTTCATGAACCAGAACTGTTCGTTTAGATATTCGTTTCTTTCTTGTAATGTCATTTTTTTGACCTCCTTTTTTGCTGTTTCTTTTTGTTAATTCAGTGAAAAATGCATTTCTCTGAGTAATGACACTTTTCTTTCGATAAATTCACATTACCACAGATGTAGAGTAAAATCAATAGTTTTCTGAAGAAAAAATAAAATTGTGAGAGTAATGACACTTTTTATTTCATTTAAGTACGTTTAAGGAGGCTTAGACTGGGATTTTTATGTCAAGTGTTTTTTGAAAATTTCTTAAAATAGTGCTTTCTTTGGCTGTTTTACTGGGGTTGTTCTGGATTTTTCTTTGACTTGTTGTACTTAGATGGGTAGGAATATGGCCGTTTTATGCGATTATGCAAAAATAAAATAAATTAATTTTTTATATGCTAAAGTATTGACTTTTGAAAAATCAAGTGTTTTTTGAAAGAAATTTAAAAAAATTTTTACCGTGTGGATTTCTCAGAGAAGAGGTTTGCATTTATATAAGAAGAGCTTGATTTTTGAAAAAATTTCAGAGAGATGGGTTTATAGCAGAACAGGCGTTCTATATTTTAGGGTGTGTTAAGAGGCGTGTTTCTGGGGAAAGTTTTTATGAGGGGGAAGGGTGTATGTGGGGTGTTTGGAAAGAAATATGGGGGATGTTTTTAGGGGGTTTTGAGAGGTTAAATGGCGTAGATGTGGGGTGGAGAAACGTCTGGCTGAACTTGTGGTATAGAATTACCCGCTATAAAAAATATGGCTTTCCTGTTCATGGATTTACGTTTTTAGTAGGGGGCGAAAATTTAATTTTAAAGGCTCGAAAATAGGTATTTTCAGACTTTTAAAAGTCCAAAAAAGCACGTATTTATGCGGGTTTGGGGGTGTTTGAAAATATTTTTAAAAAGTTAGTTTTTGGGGTATTGTAATATCCTCTCACCCATGTATAGTATGGTTTGTCGGAAGGATACCGACGTTAAAGAAGTATCCGAAAAACTTAAGAAAGAAGATGATAAAAAGCCCAGTGCGTGGGCAGAACGCACGAACAAACGAATACTACCTATTTTAGCTTTTGGCGGTTAGTCCGCCACTCATACGGTTAGCCGTATCCCAAAAAGCCAAATAGACAGATACCAAAACAAAAAATTGTTTTCGGTTTAGTTCCATAAGGTGCAGGGATTACAAAGAAGTTCGCTTCTATGTGACAGTGTAACCCCTCCGGCATTAGTTCGTATCACGACTAATCCGCAAAAAATAAAGTTTGTTGAGCGAGTCGCTCAACCAGTCTAACAGGTAGCCTATTACGCTACGACTCTGCCCTTTTGCAGACGAGCGAGTAGAACTGGTTCAAGTCCAGTGGTTGAGATTTTCCAATATTAACAAGGGTACGACTGTACCCACCAAAGAAAGAAAGAGGTAACACTATGATTACAATTAAAACATTCAACAAGAACACTTTAGACTATGATGCAACTATTAACATGGTTGAACCTAAAAACTTAATCGCAGAACAGACAGAAAACTTCAAACTGTCCGTACAGACAATCGCTCGATATTGGGCTTATTGTCAGGCGAAAAAAGACCGCTCAAAAATTCTTGAGAAAAGTCCACAGTTTACAAGCATTAAAAAAGACGCCATAACAGCTGATGAACAATCAGCATATGCACGTTATACAGCTTTATGTGAACATATTAAAGCTTATGAAGCACTTGAGCTGACAACTGATGAACAGTCAATCATTGACAACCGTGCTGACTTGCCTATTATGGTAAAATTCTACGCTAGTTTTGTAGCTGATGATGAAGACTTCATTATGGCTGATTATGACAGCATTTATAAAAAGTGCCGTGACTTATTCACTCGCTACGTGTTAACAGACACGCCAGTGGCAATGAATCAAGATAGCACATTCAAGGCGTTAAAAGACGAACTTGTAGAGTGGTACAACAAACATTTTGAACTAAAAGAAGATACTGAAATGTTCACGGCTCAAGGTTCTTCAATCAACAAGGTATCCACGTCTTTCGCTCAGTTACTCGTACAGGATTTCAAGATGGGTGCAAAACTCAATAAAAAGACAGGATATGTTGAACTGGGTACATACCGTCAGATGAAGACCTGTAAAAAAATCTTTAGAACATATATGCTTGCAAAAGTACAGCGTATTTCTTTAGATGATGCAAGAAAGACTCTACAGGACGAAATTGCAAAAGACACGAGAAAAGAAGAACAGGCAGTCATGGCAGACGAAACTGTAACGGATGTAGTTGAAGAAACTACACCCGCAACAGATGAAGTCAGCAAAATGACCAAAGACGAACTTGTAAGCTATATTGACGAAAATACGTCAAAATATAAGGTTGCTGACCTTAAAAAGATGAAGAAAGCCAGCCTTGTAGCAATCGCAGACAAAATTAGTAAATAGACACCTCCAAACAATTTGTAATAAACAGCACGACTGGACGGCAGTGTAGGTAAGGTTCGATTCCTTACCCGTGCTTTGAACCAACAAACAATACAACACTCACAGACTTGTGAGAGAACAGGAGTGAAATTATATGAGACAGTTTAGAACCGTCAAAAGCTTCAATGAACAACTCCACAACGTACGCCTCCCAAAGGGTGCTGTCTGTGGATGCTATCAAGGTATCACATACTACTGTGACCACCTTGAATACAAGCGTGTAGTATCGCCACGTAACAAAAAAGTCTGGTCACAAATCCATATCCACATATGGGATGACAGGCTCAAGCTATGGCACAGTGGCAAGAATAGATACTATGACTCTCTTTGTGAGTTTGTAGTATCTAAGATTGAACAATTCGGACTCAATCCTAAAGATGTTCAACCAGTACTTGACTACAAATCAGCTGACGTATTACCACGTCAGAAGATGCCACAAACATACAGTGGCTATCAGTTCAGAGCTGGCAATATGCATAATAGGACTCTGACAGATGCCGACGCCATGAGACCATACCGCTTCAATGATGAGTACGGTCTCAAACCAACAAAATAGGTACCTCCAAACTCACACTCCTGTGCGTATTCTATGCACATAGTTGTAAATCGGACAGGAGTGTGATTATGACTATATACTACTTGACCTATACGATGGGTATAGACATGACTCCATTGTCAAACCACTATACAGTGTATTTTAATTCCAAAGATGCACTTGACACGTTTGTTAATGGGTTTATGAAAAATACCTATCAAGAGGGTTACAACGAGATAATCAGCAAGGGAAAAGCCCACTGGAACTCTTATGGAATCCTCATACCAAAGTAGTACTTAGACAGGATGGGATAGTATATCTATCTCATTCTGTGTGAGCAACAAAGGAAATCAATTCTCTGTGACTACAGAGAGAAAGGCAAGGTAAAACCATGAACAAAGAAGATTATATCAAAGCACTAGAAGAAGAGAAACAGGAATGTAAATACGAAACCTGTGCACTCTGTGGTGGAATCTGTGACCGTTGTTACTACACAGAAGCCTGTGAACGCTACAACGGAACAGGAACGGAAACACCAGTAGTCCGTAATGGGTTTGTAATTGGATAAGGGGGTATATAACCATGAGTAAGAAAATTAAAGTAGCTGTCTGCAAAGGCAGACACGATATCCCACAGGCTACAGATGGGGCAATTTTTGAACAGACAATAACGGAAATGAATCCTGCTGGATTGTTTGCAAAGGCTAGTGAAAGATTGATACGTGATTATGAATTGATTACAGGTGACATGGTGCATTTGTATGTAACAGGTCTGACAATGGCAACATTGGCAGTAGTCAATGTTTGTCATTCAGTAGGTATACAGCTTGTGTGTCATCATTATGACAAGGAGACAGGGAAGTATATCCCACAGCTTATGCACTAAAACAGAAACCAAAAAGCACGGAATTATTTTATCTTCTGTGCTTTTTCTATGCCTAAGGAAAGGAAATCAAAATGAAAAAAATCAAAGCATTTTTAAAAGAGTGGGCAACAGTTCTCGTTGGAGTTGCTCTAATAGTCGCTTTTTATTTAATTGAGCCAAACACTCGCACAACCAATGGAACTTACAGCAACGGAACCATTGTAACTACAGACAACAACGTCTGGAAAGTAACCAACTACAACGGAATCAGCACAAAAGGAAATTATAAGGTATCTGTCAAGTTCGATACAAAAGGAACTGACAGTGTACTTGATGATGAAATTGTAAAAATCACAGAAATCAGATAGAAAAGAAAGGAAAAACAATCATGAAAAAATATATAGCAACATCACAGGCAATTAACTATGCAATAAAACACTTGTTAGACAGACCAGGGACATGGGCATCTGCGGAAACTGGAAAGATGGTAACTCGTTGGGATGATGAACTTAAGTTTGAATGTGAGTCAGATAAAGGAGTATTCTACACCGACAATATCATGGAAGCTGTAGATTGGCTGTACGCAGAGCAAGACCCATACAAAGAAGAAAGCAAGCCAGAATCAGAAGTAAAATTCTCAGCAGAAGCGAAACCAGAAATCACACGAGAAGATATCGAGGAAGCGAAAAGAGAAGTTAAAGGAGACCTCTTAGAACATTTGCAAACTTGTTTTGATAAAATGGCACAACAATCTTTAGAATTATACATAAACGATGGTGTAACTTATTGTAATGATATGTACTTAGGAGAATTGAAAGCTTTTGGAAAAGCTCTTGCACAGGTAAATGCCATTCTTGAAAGTCTATAGGAAAGGAAACTAAAACCATGAGAACAAAAAGAGAATTAATGACAGAAATTTTAGAAACAGCTTTGATTAAATCTGTAAAGTCACCAGATTACAGTCAGGTATTCTTTAAAGAT